ACAACGATATGCTTTACCACGCAGCGATTTCAATGGCGAAATCCATGCTCGAAAAGGGCCTGATCACCGAGGAGGAATACGCTGAAATTGATACAATTCTGCTCGAAAAATACCGGCCATATTTGGGTACATTATTATCCGAAAACGCTTGATATTCCGGCCTTTTAGAGTGATATATAGACACTACCGGAAGGAGGGATTTCATTGAAAACAGTAGAGAAAATCGAGCGAAAACTGCCGGTTCTAAAAACAAGAAAGCGAGTCGCTGCCTACGCCAGAGTGTCGATGAAATCCGAGCGGATGCAGCACTCGCTTTCTGCACAGGTGAGCTATTACAGCGCACTGATTCAAAAGAACCCCGAATGGGAATACGCTGGCGTTTTTGCAGATTACGGGATCTCCGGCACCGGCACCAAAAAGCGTGAAGAGTTCAATCGCATGCTGGCTGAGTGTGAAGCCGGAAACATCGACATCATCCTCACCAAGTCGATCCAGCGGTTTGCGAGGAACACCGTGGATCTTCTGAACACGGTCCGGCACCTGAAGGACCTCGGCATTGAGGTGCGCTTCGAGAAGGAAAACATCAATTCCTTGAGCGGCGACGGAGAACTGATGCTTTCCATCCTTGCTTCCTTCGCACAGGAAGAAAGCCGCAGCATTTCAGAAAACGTCAAATGGGGTACGATCAAGCGGTTCAAGCAAGGCATTCCCAACGGCAAGTTCAGCATTTTCGGGTATGAGTGGCAGGACGACAAGCTGGTCATCGTACCGGAGGAAGCTGAGATTATCCGCTGGATGTATGCCGAGTACATGAAAGGCGCATCCCGGATTGAGATTGGCAGGGCCTTGATGGACCGAGGCATTTATACCCGGCAAGGAAAGCCGTGGGTGGACTCCAATGTGAAGGTCATCCTGACAAACATCACCTACACCGGGAACATGCTTTTCCAGAAGGAATACTGCGAAGACCCCATCACCAAACACCGCAGAAAGAATTACGGCGAGCTTCCACAGTACTTCGTCGAGGACACTCACGAAGCTATCATCCCGATGGACGAATGGCAAGCGGTACAAGCCGAGTTCAAGCGCAGACGGGACCTTGGCCCCTTCGGAAACAAGTCGCTGAAGCTCTCAGCTTTCTCCACCAAGATCACCTGCGGCTGCTGCGGCAAGCACTACCGCCACAGCGGAAAGCGAAATACCGCCGGTGAGGTTTACTACATCTGGACCTGCCAGACGAAAAGCCAGAAAGGTGCGTCGGCTTGCCCCTCAAAAAACATACCGGAGAAGATGCTCCAGAATACCACTGCCGAGGTGTTGGGCCTTGCAGAATTTCATGAGGACGCTTTCAGCCAGCAGATCGAGGAGGTCATCGTCATCGGAGACGACACCTTGACCTTCCGCTTCTACGACGGCCACGAGGTCACGACCAAATGGCAGTCTACCGCCAAGACCGACTGGTGGACGGACGAGCGCAGAAAGCTCTGGGGAGAACGACACAAGCGCAAGGACACCAATCCCAACAAGCACCTTTTCTACGAGTTCACCGGCTTCATCAAGTGCGGCTGCTGCGGTGCCAATTACCGCTGCCAATCCGGAAAACGCAAGGACGGCACCCCGACACGGTCTTGGTACTGCACCGGTCCAAAGGATCAGTGCCACAATCCCGGTATCCGGGACGAGACTATGAAGCGGCTGGTGAGCGACGTCCTCGGTCTTGACGAGTTCGACGAGGCTGCGATGGACGCCCAGATTGAAAACGCCACGATCCTCGACCATACGGTTACATTCCATTTTCGTGACGGCCACACCGAATCCAGAGAGTTCTTGGATAAGCGGCATGGTACCCCTTGGACCGAGGAACGGCGAGAAAAAGCCAGAGAATCCATGAAGGCCGCTTGGACAGATGAGCGCAGGGAGGCAATGAGTGAGAGAATCAAGAAAATAAGGAGCGAAAAGAAATGGCCAAATCCGTAACTACGATACCGGCGACGCTGTCACGCTTCACGGCGGCACCGATCAACAGCACCAAGAAGCGACGTGTGGCGGCCTACGCTCGTGTCAGCACAGACAACGAAGAACAGCTGACCAGCTACGAGGCGCAGGTCGATTACTACACCAACTACATCCAAGGACGGGACGATTGGGAGTTCGCCGGTGTCTATACCGACGAGGGCATCACCGGGACGAACACCAAAAAGCGTGAGGGCTTCAAAAGTATGGTGGCCGACGCCCTCGCCGGGAAGATCGACCTGATCATCACAAAGTCGGTCAGCCGTTTTGCCAGAAACACGGTTGACAGCCTTACCACCATCCGCTCCCTGAAGGAACACAACGTAGAGTGCTATTTTGAGAAAGAAAACATCTGGACCTTCGATGGCAAGGGCGAGCTGCTGCTCACGATCATGTCCTCGCTGGCACAGGAGGAGTCCAGATCCATTTCCGAGAACTGCACATGGGGTCAGCGGAAACGGTTTGCAGACGGCAAGGTCACAGTTCCATTCAAGCGGTTTCTGGGCTACGACATGGGACCGGACCACAATCTCGTGGTAAACCCGGAGCAAGCCAAGCTGGTCAAACGCATCTACGGGATGTTCCTACAAGGTCAGTCGCCGTTCCAGATTGCCCGGACGCTGACCGAAGAAGGCATTCCTTCACCCGGCGGCAAGGACCACTGGAATCCCAGCAACATCAAGAGCATCCTCACAAACGAAAAGTACAAGGGCGATGCGCTGCTGCAAAAGTCCTTCACGGTCGACTTCCTGACCAAGAAGAAAAAGGCCAACGAGGGCGAAATCCCGCAGTACTATGTCAAGGACAACCACGAAGCCATTATCGATCCGGAGACCTTCGAGATGGTGCAGACCCTGATGGCCACCCGCAAAAAGGGCCGGAACCGCAAGAGCTCGGTCAGTAATTTCTCCAGCAAGGTCAAGTGCGGAGACTGCGGCAGCTGGTACGGTCCGAAGGTCTGGCACAGCAACGACGCCTACCGGAAGGTCATCTGGCAGTGCAACCACAAGTTCGACGGTCAGAAATGTGCCACACCGACACTCACCGAGGATGAAATAAAAGAACTGTTCCTCCGGGCCGCCAATCAGGTGATCGACCAGAAGGAACAGTTTATAGCCATATACGAACAGGTCCTTTCAAGGAGCCTCGATACCACGGTCCTTGATAGTGAGCTTTCGGATCTGGAAGCTGAAATCAACATCGCTGCCGAGCTCATCGAGGAGTGCATCAAAGAAAACGCTCACGTAGCCCTCGATCAAGCCGAATACCAGAAACGCTACGACGGTCTGGTAGCTCGGTTCGATAAAGCCAAGGCCAGACACACCGAGGTCACAGACTTGATTGCCGAGCGCACAGCCAGAAGGCACCAGATTGAAACCTATCTGAAGGAGCTGCGAGGCCGGGAGCTGCTGACGGAATTCCGGGAAACAGACTGGCTGGCGATGGTGGACTACATCACCGTTCACAGCAAGGACGACATCCGGGTGACCTTCAAGGACGGCACCGAGATCAAAGCATAACCCAACAGACGCAGCAACGCCTCTGAACCACATCGGCTCGGAGGCGTTTTTTGTTTATTCCTCAACAATGTATTCCCGAAAAATATCCATTATGAAGTCTGCACTGGCAGGAGTATAGTTAGGAGATTGTGCAAGTACTGCAAAGTCATAGTTTCCATCAAAATGAACATCCTCAATCGTTGGTATGATCAAAAATGGAACTTCAGGCTCCTTGCGGCTATTCCTAATATACTGTCGTTTCACATACTCGGTATCGTCATATTGAGGGAATGGCATATCTGGATTATACAGCAATTGGATTGTGTTCTGAACTGGCTTATCCCAGATTGGCTCTTCTTTGAAATCTTTCAGAGTGTCCAGCAGATAGTCATTACATTCGCCATGAGGATTTCCACAGTAAACAATACTGGATATCCACCTGTAAGCAACTGCAAAAAGCAAGTAGTCTCCGATACCTTCGCTTCGCAGATGCCCTGATGTGTCAAAGTATCTCGGATGCTGGGATCTTTCTTCAACTGGATAATACAGAAGATAATCCAGAATATGCGTCCAAGAACTGTAGCCAAGGCCTAAATCTGCATGCGAGTCAACATGGATAACATCAAAAGGAGTGGAAAGATCGCCTTTCTCTATCAGCTCTCTCCAAAAGAATAACGACTCATTATGACCGGCAACAACTCTGCCTCTTATCCTGTTCTGTTTTGAAAGCCCAAGGTTCCCTTCAAGGAAGTTTCTTACTTCTCGTTCAGACCAAACGCTGTCCCCATAGTCCTCTTCTGGTAAACGCTCGGGTTCTGACTCATTTATAAATGTCGCAACGGATTTCATGAAATAATCCATATCCAAATCAAGAACTCTCACAGGGGCAATCCCTCCTCGTGCTCTGTAATTTTCGGAAGGATTTCAAGGAAGTGCTGACCGATCTTCTCAGCGTCATAGCCGTTGGCCTCGCAGATGAACCGGACGGTATCCGGCAGCAGTACATGGCCCTTTGCTTTCTCCGCTTTGTATTTCTGCCACTCTTCATATTCTTTATTTGTGATTTGCTTCATGGTGGTTACCTTTCCAGAATCCATAATCAGGCTTTTTGCTTTTTTACCATCAAAAAGCCTTTTTCCAGCCTTGCCTGATCACCAAAAACATCCTTCATTGGAGCTGTGTCTAAGCTCCATGTCCCAACAATAATCAGACACCCGCCGGTTTTTAATACACGGTTACATTCCTCTTCAATGCGATTCCATTGGGTCTGAACGTGGAAGAAAGCATTATATAAAACCACGGTATCAAATCGGCAATCGGGGAATTCCATTTTCGTGGCGTCCATAATGCTGAAATAAACGTTCTCTAACGAACTTAGATCACCGAGCCTACTTGCATCAAGATCAATGCAATGAACGCAACGTGCCAAGCGAGATGCTGAGGCTGAAAACTCAGCTCCTCCACAGGCTACTTCGAGGACGTCCTTATCTTTTATTTCTGACTCTATAAGTTTTACAAGAGCGTCTGTTTTCTTCATAACTACACCTCTTTTTCTGTTTATTATACCGACGATGTATGAACATTTCTACCGATAAAAACAGCCGGGACACCCCGACTTCCACAACTTACCCCTCAAACGCCAACTTACCCCTCAAACGCCAACTTACCCCTCAAGCGGCAAAACCGGCGGAGGAATAATTAAATTGTATCAATCTCGGCGTTTTTATATCTATCTTCCTACCGTCTTTGATACAATTTTAAAAACTA